CAGGTTTGTAGGGGATAGTCAAATTTCGCTTTACTTTAATGCAATTATGGCGTATAATAGTTGTATAAATGATGAAAAAAGGAACTGAAATGAGCGTAATTTATAAGTCAAAATCTGAGTTGGCTAAAGAAACTGAAAAACAAATTAAAGCATTCCTCCGTAAAGGTGGTTCGATTGAAGTTGTTAAGTCTCGTAAAGCACCAAAACAAATGATGCGTTCGAAATCTTCACGTGGCTTTGTTCAAGGTACTTCTGGTTTTCCAGCTGGTGCTCCACGCAAATCTGCTTTCAGTTTAGTTTAATTTTTTAGGAGATCATAAATGTCTGAATTCAAATCTTGGGAAGAAATGTCTGCGTTGGAACAAGCCCAGTGCACTTACTCGGACTTTCATAAAGATGCTTATGGTTTCCGTCCACGCAATGATGTTAGCAATTGGACACTAGAGGATTTTGATCGTGAGTTCGCTGTGTTTGCTCGTGTATGTGAAGAGAATCGCATCCAAGAAGAAGCTGCAGAAGCTGAAGCAATTATTCGTTTCGAGGATCGTGTAACAAATCTTATGCACACTGGCACTAATCGTGCTCGTGTTATTGCTTGGCTCATGGATGCTGAGGGTGTTAATGGTGACTTTGAGTATTTCTGTTTTACGCAGGGTCTTCCTTATGGTTACTTCAAAGAAATGGAAGTAGCATGATTTTAGCAAGAGAACTTACAACTTGGGAAGATGGTATGGATTGTAACCATACATATATAATGAGCGAATCAATGGATAAGATTTTTGGTTATTTCAAAAAGAATAATCCTAAAGATTTTATGATGTTTAAAAATTTTATTCGCATTGATACAAGGTATCGTAAGTTTAAAGTTATTCAACGCAACTTAAATTTTGCTGGGCAGAAACCCTCTAATCGAACTTGGGAAATTAAAGGTAGCAAGGATCACGTATATACTGTTGAAGAAACAGAAAATGGTTTGAGTTGTAGCTGTATTGGTTTTAAATATCATGGTAAGTGTAAACATATCGAGAGTGTAAAATGAACATCAATAAATTTTTGGATAGTCTTGCGGCAAATGCTTCACGCAACTTTAAGAAAGAACAACTAGAAGCAAACAAAGATAATGAAACTCTCCGTGAAGTAATTCGTTTGGCTCTTGATCCATTTACTCAATTTTATATCCGTAAGATTCCAGCGTATACTCCACAGACAGAACAAACTAATGTTACGTTGAGGTTTGCATTGGATTCTTTATTTGATTTATCCAGTCGTCTAGTAACAGGAAATGCGGCAATTGCTCATCTTAAAGGTATGCTAGAAGTTCTAAGCCCAGATGACGCTAAGGTTATTGAAAGAATTATTCAAAAAGATTTGAAGTGTGGGGTTCAAGTATCAACAGCAAATGATGTATGGATGGGACTCGTTCCAGAATATCCATGCATGCTTTGCTCACCATTTGAACAGAAATTGGTTGATAAGATTAAATTCCCAGCCTATGCTCAAATGAAGATGGACGGTATGCGTTTCAATGCGATCGTTCGTGATGGTAAGTGTGAATTTAGGAGTAGAAATGGCAAAGAAATTTTATTACTTGGCAATTTGGAGCAAGAGTTTATTTCTCTTGCTGGTTCTGTTGATTGTGTTTTTGATGGTGAACTTTTGGTAATGGATGACGATAGTTGTCAGTTTATGGATCGTCAGACTGGTAATGGTATCCTCAACAAAGCAAACAAAGGAACTATATCAGCTGAAGATGCAGCAAAGGTTCATGCTTCTGTTTGGGATTTAATTCCTTATGTTCAATTTATTGACGGACATTGCGGAACTCCATATTCAAAAAGGTTCTCAACTCTTGAGGCGATTGTAAATAAACAACCAGCCAAAGATAAAAAGATTTGGGCTGTTACTTCAACCATTGTTGAAACGATTGAACAGGCTCAGGAGATTTTTCAAGATTATCTATCAAAGGGATATGAAGGTATTATTCTTAAAGATGGTAATGGTGTTTGGGAAGATAAACGTAGCAAGACTCAGATTAAATTCAAAGGCGAACTAGAATGTGATCTTAAGATCGTTGCAATTGAAGAAGGTACTGGTAAGTATGCAGGAATGCTGGGTAATATTGTTTGCGAATCAGCTGATGGTAAAATTAAAGTAAACGTAGGCTCTGGTTTTAATGATACACATCGCAAGAATTATGGTCAAGAAATAGTTGACAAAATCGTGGCAATCAAGTATAATAGTAGAATAAAGAATAAGTTGGGAGACGAGAGTTTGTTTCTTCCAATCTTTGTTGAAATTCGTGATGATAAAGATATCGCAGATAGTTCAAAGGACATAAAATGAAAGTAGCAATCAATACATGTTTCGGTGGGTTTGGTATTTCAAATGTAGCGTTTGAGAAATTGCTTGAGCGTAAGGGTATCGCATTCGATAAGGTGCCAGCAAAATGGCCAATTCGTGGTAACGACTCAGACTATTACAAAGCTGGTAGTCCACAATCTGATGCGACATATCTAAGTGAGTATGAATTCTATGAACAACGCAATGATCCAGATTTGATTGCAGTGATTGAAGAATTGGGTAAAGAAGCATGGGGTTTTGCAGCAGAACTAGCAATCGTTGATATTCCTGATGATGTCGAATGGCATATTCACGAGTACGATGGTCTTGAGCATGTAGCAGAAAATCATAGGACTTGGGGTTAATGATTGATGCTGTTATTCTTAGTGGTGGTCAAGATATGCCAAACGACTACCCTAAGATACAAAGATCGCTTGGTCCATACAGGGTTGCTTCTGCTTTAGAAAAAGCAGGATACACTACATGTGTAATTGATTATATTCAGTATCTTTCAGTAGAAGAAATTATCAATGCTTTGAAAAATGTTTTAACACCTAATACTTTATGGGTTGGTATTTCTTCTACTTTTTTCTACTCACCATTAGCAAAGAAGGTTGGTCTTTCTAGGATGTACCAAAATATATCTTATGAAAAAATTTCTAAAGTATATGAATTTATTAAAGCGAACAGTAATGCTAAGATTGTTTTTGGTGGAGCATATGCCCTTCAAGCACACGCTGATCCGATGATTGATTATTACATTGCTAGTTATGCTGATGTGACTGTTGTAGAATTAACTGATTTCCTTTCAGGTAAGAAAATATATCTTGAACATTCAACTGAGATTGATATTGGTGGAACTAAGTCTGTGTTGATTGATTCTGGTAAGTATAAAGAACCAGAAATGAATTCATTGGAAACCTTTTGGCATAAAAAAGAATACAACATATTACCAACCGAATCATTGCCTATTGAATTTGCTAGAGGGTGTATTTTTAAATGCAAGTTTTGTAACTATCCCCTTCTTGGTAAAAAGAAAGGTACATACATTAGAGATATGTCTCAGGTTCGTGATGAGATAATTAAAGTGTGGGAAGAGAATGGAACTGATTCATTTTATATGACAGATGATACCTTCAATGATGATAATGATAAGATGGAAGAATTTCATAAGTTGTTTACATCGTTGCCGTTCAAACCTAAGTTTAGCGCATTTCTTCGACTTGATTTGATTGATAGATTCCCGCATCAAGCAGATCTTCTTTTAGAAGCTGGTTTGATTGGTAACTTTTTTGGGATTGAATCATTCAATCATAAAAGTGCTAGAGCAATTGGTAAAGGTTTGCACCCAGATAGAATTAAGAAACGTCTAAACTGGGTGAGAGAAAAATGGGATGGTAAGGTTAATACTGTAGTAGGATTAATTGTTGGTTTACCGTATGATGATGAGAAGTATTTTAGAGAACTTGAAACATATCTTATGTCTTCAGAATACCCTGCTCAGAGAACTGTTATTAATCCTCTGCATATTTTTGATAGGAGCAAAGGTGTTAATCTTTATGGTTCTGAGTTTTCAGTTAACTCAGAAGTCTATGGATATAAGTTTGATTCGAATGGTAGATGGTATCATGAAGAACAGGGTTTTGGTTTTGATGATATGATAAATGTTTCAAACTATTTTTCAGAATTGATGAGCAGTAAAAATAAAGTTAGTGGATTTGAGATGTTGACATATATGAATCTTGGTATTTCGTTGAAAGATATATTAACATACACTGAAGATGAATTAATACAACGCTATGATATCCCAAAATTAAATAATGAAAAATTGACAATGTATAAACAAATGATTGGAGCAGTATAATGAAACGTGAACTTGATGAAATACTCTGTGCAAAGTATCCTCTGATCTTTAAAGATCGTCACGAGAATATGCAACACACAGCAATGTGCTGGGGGTTTGAAACTGGTGATGGTTGGTATAATATCATTGATACTCTTTGTGGTCTATTGACAAGCGATTATCGTAGCGCAAAAAGTCGTTATGAACATCTTATAGAAACAGGTGTTGGTAATGTTCTTTACTGAACAAAAACAGTAACACAAGAAGCTGTTGATGAAGCAAAA